AAAAGGTAGGCTATGTAGTGGTATCCACTTGAACCATTAACACCATTATAAGCTCCAACAGTAAATTGTGTAGCAGTCGGTGATGTGTTATTCCAAGCAGCTTGATGTGTTTGTTCAGCAGCAGTTGTGTTTAACTCTAACCATTTAGTATTTCCTAAAGCAGAATGATAGACAAACCAATCATCGTTATTAGCTGATCTATTTTTAACCCAAATCATCTCAGGTACTGCACCAAGATTATGGTTTAGTGTAAGACCCATGCTTCCTGATCCTTGATAAGCAACCACATCGAAATAGCCAGGTGCACGTTTCCACATCCATGAGTAGTAACCTGAGTTTTGTGAAGCACTATAATGACCGTCCATATAATCAAAAACAGCGTCTGCCTCAACCCCTTCTGCACCAGTTTCATTGGGGTAAAGTTCTTTACCTTGTGTAAGTCTAGAGTAAGCTCTCCAAGCTTGTGTTGCATTATGCCATTTAGCTATTGCGAAATCTACAGGAAACCCACTGGTAAAATATGGTTCAGAGCTATTTTCTTGATCAATAGCAAACACATCAGTCGCACTTGAAGGCTCTGCGAGTGGGCCTCTGCGGATTGCCATGAATATGTAGGTGCCGCCATTCGCATTTACACCTGCACTTGCACTTTCGAGTTTAAATCCTGTTGAAGTTGGGCGTACAGCTTTAAAATTATTTCCAGCTTCATCGGTAGTAGCGTCTGCTTTTAAAATAGAATCCGTTCCATCAACAACAAAACCACGCATAGCATCAAATATGCGCCAACTGTGACCACCACCAGAACTATCTGTTCTTTTAATCATTAACCACTGAGGTTCAAATCCTAAATTAATATCAGGGCCAGAAGAAGGATTACCATTACCAGTATAACTCCCACACTTAATAACATCTTGGTCACTATCAGGGCCGAACTCACCGTCATTGTTGTTGTGTGCGAATAGGTAGGCTACGTAGGTTGCGCCAGAGGCATTACTAAAAGATGCGTTATCTACTGTAAAATTGGTTGATGTTGGGCCAGAACCCCAAAGAGTAGTTGCTGCGGCTGCGTCAGTATTGTTTAGTTCCAACCTTTTATTAGTGGCATACCTATGAAAAACCTGCCAATCATCACCTGATGCATCAGTTCTTTTTAAGATTATCATCCCAACTGTGGTGCCTAAGTTATGTGAAACAGAACGACCATTTGTTCCATCTCCAGTATACGTCACAACATCAAAGAACTTAGGGGCTTTGCGGAATGTCCAAGAGACAAAATCATTACCACTAGAGTTACTTGAAGATGAATTACCTAATGTAAAACCATTTGAGTTAAAGGTGACATTCATTCCACCGCCATTACCTGCTGTGCTATGAGAGCCTAACTCAAAACTTCCACCTCTTGCTGTATCAAATAATCTATGGGAATCAGCTATATCTCTAGTTTTAGTCCAAACCAAACCACCTTCGCCACTTAGGTCAATGTTATTAGTAATTGTTTTTGAAGAGCCATTTCCTTCATACAAATAGGTGCTGAACGCCTCGTCTATATCAAGACCTGCGCCACCTGCTGCACCTGCGGCTGCTTGGAGTAATTTCTTTTTACTTGCCATTATTTATCTTCCTTATGTATCTGTAAGTATTTTATAGCTCGTTGTAATAATTCTACATCGTCTTTAAACTTACCAATACTTGTATTGCAGTGCCAACATAATAAACCTCTAACTTTACCTGTTGAGTGACAATGATCTACTGCAAAAGATTTATCAAACTCAGAAGCATCTGTTGCACATATAGCGCATTGATTTTGCTGTTCATCTAACATTATTAAGTATTCTGCGTAGGATATACCAAAGTTTCTTTTTAGTTCACCATTTCTTTGTGAGACGTAATGGCAATCCTTACATTGATGAGTAACACCATCTGAACAATACTTATTTTTTCTAAACCTATCTAAAGATTTTACTTGATTACAACTTCTGCATAATCTTTTATCTGCCATGTACTAGGCTAGGGCAAGCCCTGCGGTGAATCCGTACCAGTTCGTACCGCCATCCCTTGTGTAGAACACAAACACATCTTTAGCGTTTGCAGTTGCTGTGAGGGTTGGGGCTGTGGCTGAAGGCCAATCTACAGAGCTAGGCCAAGTAATTGCGTATCCTGAAGCACTACCATCTTGTATAACTTCTAAGCTAAAGCTGTAAGCTGTACCACTTGCAGGTGGGTTGCTAAAAGTAAATGTAGTAGCCTCTGTGAGTGTATGACTAAAAGCGTTACCTGTTTCACAGTTTAATGCAGTAGCAGCACTACTCGAAGTAACGGCTGCGTATGTCTCATTGTAAGACTTAGCTTTGAGTTCTTCTGAGAGGTTTACGTCACCGTTAGCATCAGCCGTAACTGTCTTACTTGCTTGTGACGTACCTAGTGTTGTAATGTCATTGTAATTTAATTCTGCAGCCGATGCAGTTACACTCAAGTCTCCTAGTGTAACGTTACCTCTAATGAACGTAGATAACTGAGTACCAGTTACTTTCTTTGTTGAACCACTTTCATTTACTTCGAACTCTTGACCACCAGAAGCAGAACTCGCAGCGGTCATATCTGAGATTTTAATATTAGCCATTTTTTAATAAGCCCTCTTCCAGTTGTTTGCGTCTATCTTTTTGTAGATAGCTAAAGGATCATCCCACGATCCATCTTGTTTTACTTTAGGTGTGAACTCTGTCCACTGTCCGTTCCACTTAACGTATGCTGTTGAACTAAATGCTATGTAGGTGTATGTCGCTGTAATCTGACCTGAAGCTGCGTTTAGTGGTATAGCATCTGCTACAATACGTACATCACTGTTTTCTGTTATACGTGTATGTCCTGCTTCAGTAATACGTGTGTATTCATCTTGAGGAGCAGCCGTAAATAAACCACCAAGAGTAAAGGTAAACCCATCATTCGTAAAAGTACCTGCACCTGATAGTGATGTTGATACACTAACTGTTAAGTCTGCGTCAGGTGATATAGAACCACTTGCACTGTATGAGTTAGCTGCAACAAAAGAACCTGTGGCCTGTGAACTAATAGTACCTGTACCTGTAAGATCAGCGAATGCTAACTCTCTTACAACACCTGCTACAATCTTACCGCCACCGCCAGATAGACTGATAGCTGCAGGTTGGTTTAGAGTAGCTGTTGTACTTAGTAGTACAGAATCAAAGTCTTCAGATACACGGTTGTTACCTGCTTCATCTGTACGACTGTTAGAGGCTTCGTCTATCCTATAGAAACCTGCACTCGTACTTAAACTAACAGATGCAAACTGTAGTTCTTCTGTAATCCGTGTGTCATCAGCTTCGGTAAGCCTACTGTCACCAGATTCCGATATTCGGAAACCACCTGCCATTCGCTTGCGCCTTTACTTATGCCATTGTTAGATCAATGTTACCTGCAGCAAATGTTAATGTGTCACCGTCAGCTACGGTCTTAGATGCTGTTAATGCACCATGCCATAATAAGTTACCTGATGAACTTGCATCGAAGATACCCATGTGTGTTACTGTACCGTAGTTTCCACCTGAAGCAGTAAAGCTTACTTCGTTAGTATTACTTGTTGTACCGCCTGGAGATGCTGCAGCACTAAAGGTAACTGATTTTCGTGCGTATCCACTACCAGATACTTCTGTACCACCGCCTGAGTCACTAGGTGCTCCAGTGTACAACGCTACATACCAGTTAGTAGGTCTAGTAGCCGTACCTGTTGTCATTAGAAAGTCAAGTAGTAACTTCTCTGCGTAATCTGAAAGAGCAGCCATTATTATATCCTTTTATTTTTAACTTGAAACCTTGAACCAAATGTCACCGTTATCACCACCTGAAGGGCTTGCAGTACTAACAGTAACGTTATCTAGAACATTAAGAACATTCACACCATCTACATATATAGCTTTTACGTTTAGAAGATCATTGTTATTTAAGTCTAAGTCAGCATTCATAGCATTAGGTAAACTACCGTCTCTAGATAGTGTATTACTTAATGCAGTATTAATATTTTCAAAGTTCTCATTTAACTGAGTCTGCGAAGCATACCCTGAACTAATTGTATTTATTGTAGCTGTCTTAGCCATTCGCTTACCTTTATATGCTAATTAATTAGACCTTGATCTTTTAATCTTTTAAGATCATCGTTTACACCTGCTCTCTCAAAAGCTTCTTGAGATGTAGATTTATCTTTAGCGTTCTTTTCTTTTCGGGCTGTTCTTCCGTCTTCTCTAGACTTCCATTCCTCGTTGATCAGGAACTTAGCTGCAGTAAAACTACTTCGCCCACCTTCTTGTATTTCTTTTACTACAGACTCAAAGGCCATTGACTTACGTTTGACCTCTGCTTCTCTGCGCCACTTATCGATATGTTTCTTGAGTGGTACAGTTGTTTGCATCTTTTCCCATACTTCCCAACTCCCAAACACTGCGTTAGCGAACTGGTACTCTGTAGGGTCCATTGTTGCAAAGGCTATGTATAACTTACCTAGAGCAGTAGCTGACTTACCGTTAGGCATCACTATGTCTTCTTCTTTGAGAGTAAACAAAGCAAAGTCAGGATCATCATAAGATAATTCGTAGAATAAACTCTTGGTTCTTATTATTCCGTTATCTGTCTTTAGTTGTGATAGGCTATACATAGACATGGTTATCTCCTTAGAAACATTGTTTCCTTCCCCTATACTTATATGTTAACATGGTTTAGGGGTGATTGTCAAGTAAAAAATTATAAATTTATTTTCGCAAAAGCTATTGACTACAAGATTTCTTTATGATACCCTATATACTTTAAGTAATATACCTTACAAGTATTGTGTTATAAGTATTATATTATACTTTAAACAAAGATACTTAAAGTAAGGTACTACAAGTGTACACCGCCACCTAGATTCTATTCGCTTGTGCTTGTTGCATTGCCTCGTCTTTTTCTGAGATAATTTTATGTTGTATTGTACAGTACAGGGGTACCCCCCAAACCCCCCTTGCCACCCCAGGAACAAACCGTAAACAAAGACACCCCTGCCTGGAACAAACCAAGAACGTGATCACAAACAGTAATAGGTCAGCACTCTTGACGTATATTATGTGGTCACAAACTAGTTTAATACTAAACTATTTAATACTAAACGGATTTACCCTAGATAGTTTAACGTTAAACTACTTTGTAGTGGCAATACTTAAAAGGTAAACAATCCTTACCTATCGAATTGATACCATTGGATTAATTGGTAAGCACTTCTTACCTATCGTGTTTGTTCTATGGGGTATATATTATAATGTGTAGTGCATACATTTATGTGTTGCATAAAAGACACAAACTATACCTTTTCAGTAATTATTTTAAAAATACTTAAATTAATTGTTGCATTATCTGTTTTTATGATTACTTAATTAATCAACAGCAAAGGAGTAAAACATGACTATTGATGAAGAAAAGGTAATTATTTTCGGAACGTGGGATGAACGTGAAGAAATGCTAGAGAAAATAAAAGAGATAGCTTACAGAAAAAAGAATGCGCCAATTATAGCTAGGATTGATGAATTGATGCAGCAAATAAATCAACAAGGGAATAAATAAAATGCAACAAGTACATATAAGTAAAATGACTGGTAAACTTGACGGTTTCAAGGCTATCAGTACAAACACAATTACGAATGACTACTGCAACAAGCAACACGTCAAAGGTAAACAAGACGGTAAAAACATTTGTGGAGATTGTTATTCCCATGCTATGCTCAATACCTATCGTAAGAACATGCAAGCATCATTACAACGCAATAGTGACTTGTTGTCGAGTAGACCGCTAGAGCCGCAAGAGATACCACGAGTGACTGATGCAATGTTTAGGTTCAATGCACATGGCGAACTAATAAACATGCAACACTTCGAGAACTTAATGGCTATCGTCAAAGATAATCCTTGGTGCACGTTTGCTTTATGGACTAAGAGAGTTGACCTTGTCTTTAGGTGGTTACGTGACAACGAGAAGCCAGAGAACCTTCAACTAATCTATAGTAATCCAAAGAAGTCACATATCATGAGCAAGCCACCAAAGCATTTTGATAAGACGTTCAACAACGTGTTGCAGGATGAACACACCGATAAACAAAACTGTACTGGTCAACGTTGCATTGATTGTAGATTGTGTTACACTGTAAATAGTATTACAACTATAGTAGAGAAAGTTAAGAAGTATTAATTAGAGGAGTAAATAAAATGACAATATACACTGTAAATGTATCAAAGAGAGTAGACTATATTAAAGAGAAAGACGTTTACAAGCATCACTTCAGAGTAGAGACTGATAAGATTGCACTAGAAGGCTATGAAGATAATTTAATTGACTTTCTAAAAGAATTGAGAACACTATATAAAAAACCACAATACAATATTACAGTATGGAAAAACATAGAACACAAACAAGAAGTAGATATTTAAGGAGAAAACTAAAATGACTTATAATGAATTAATAGACTTTCTTAATGAACACGGAATTGACTTTGATTTGCATAGCCATTTTCCAGATTCAGTTTACCTAAGATTTGAACTAGAAGACGAGGTAGAAGACAATGACTAGTAGAGAATATAAATCGTGGGCAATTGTTTATGACTTCAAAGAGAAGTGTGGTAAATGGGTAACAGTTCCTAGTATTTGGGCAAGATTTACAACAGAAGGATATAAAGAGCTTGAAAAAAGATTACCTAGTCTTACTATGAGAGAAACAAGAGTAGTTAAGAATTATCGAATAGCACCTAGCGAGTTTGATATGGATCAACTAGAATTAAATTGGCAAGAGAGGAATACAATATAATGTACACTGAAGATGAAAAGATATTGATAATAAAAGATACAATAGAGTTTTGTAGGCAAGCAATAATGAAAGCAATACGAGATGATAAATCAGATTTACCTACTGCAAAGATGATGCTAGAGTTAATTATGAGCACAACGAAGGAGTTTAAGTAATGGATAAAGAGTTAGAGTTTTTTATGGATCAATTCGGATTAGTTGAGTTGAAAGAATACCAAGTCGAGCCTGAGTTTGACGAACCGAATGAGTACCAAATATGTATGGCTAAAGATTACTTTAGAAGTCCATACAACGAGCAAGGGGAGATGATGTTCTAATGATATATAAATTTATTATAAGCTATCCAGATGGTAAGTACCATTTGTGGAATGCAACAAAAGATAACGAATGGGAAGTTGTCTTTGAATATGAGGAGCAGATGTTAAACTTTATGAGAATGCTACTGGAGTACTGAAATGATATTTCATTTGTTCGCACCTATAACTTGTTACTTGGCATTACCTTTTATCATAGCTATAGGTGTGACATTTGGGACACACAAAGAAGAAATAAACGTAATGACTATTTACTTTATTGAATTGCAGGTGTATGTAATACTTGTAGTTTTACAGATAATCAAAAGGAGAGTACACAATGACTAATATATCTAAACTACCTGAACCAACAGCAACAATAACGCTAACGTCAACCATGTTGAATAAGTGTATCATAGATGCAAACGCTACAGTCAGGAAGCTTGCATTGTATCTAGGGGTAGACTACTCCAAGATGGAAGCAGGGGATAATGAAATAATAGATGCAAGAATATTTAACTTAGATGAATGTAAAATAAATTTCTATAAAACAAAGTCGAGAGGAGACAGACGTATATCAATAACTAATTTAAAAAAGGTAGCCGAAGTAGGTGATACTGTAGCACTAACAATGTTAAATGGTGTTGTAGTAGTCAACTTAACTAAGCATCAAGAACAATTCGAACAAACACTAGAAGCAATGGGGTACTAAGAAAATGAGCTATGGTGATATGTTTAGCGGTGGTAAGTATATAATTATGAAGGGTAAAGATGTAACCGATAAACAAGAACTATCCGTAAACAATAAGATAGGACAGTGGTTGAAAGATTGTCCTGCTAAGATTACAAGTCTAAAGATAAATTGGAATGAAGGTGGTCTAGATAATTTAAATTATATAGGTGTAAATTGTGTATTTGAAAAGGAGATAAACTAATGCCATACATACCAACAAAAGCAGAAGAAGCACGAGCAAAGAAATGGAAGACAGAGAAAGAAAGAAAAGATAATATCTTGAATACGTCTTTTGACAAGCTAACTATGAAACAACAAGATGCAATAAAAGAATTATGGAGTGCTCTTTACGATTGGGATAACGAATTAGCTGAGATGGATGGTGATTGCTATGCCTCTACAGAAAGAGCACTACGTAAAACCCGATGGAAGTTGTACCATGCCTTCCCAAATGTAACGCAAAGGAGAGAGGAAGATGATGTCTAGTGTGTGTCAGAATATCTTAACTATCAGCGGTGGTATCGAAGTCATAACAGCTATCGAAAAAGCCTGTGATGATGGTACTTTACTTGAATATCTTAATCCTATTGGAACATGGGAGTACGAGAAAGCAGTAGAAATGTGGGGTACAAGTGCGGAAGCTTACAGCATTGAGTGTAGTCCACCCGAATTAGAGGAAGGAGATTGGTGGTTGCATATCACATTCGAGACTAAGAACGGTCCACCTATCGCTGCATACGAGGCGGCAATGGAGAGGTTAGGTGTAGGACTATCAGCCTCATTCTACAATAGCTCGTATATCTTTATCGGTCTTTTCGATAACGGTAAGTACAACAGATACGAGGTAGACTTTGATGATCAATGGTGGTTCGCAGATATACCTTCGGACTTGAGGTTTGAGTATGACATAGATGGTGACTACGAGTACTACAAAGAGTGTAAGAGAGAGGAGGTTATGTAGTGGACGTACTACTTTGGATAGCGGCATTGATTATTTTCTTGACGATACCGATGCCGCCACACCAAACTATTATCACTGGTAGATTACTGGTAATTGTATTCGTAATAATTTTTATAGCACATATATTGAAGGTAACATAATGAACAACAGAACTACATTCGGTATGGAAATCCAGGATTTACCTAACTCTTACGTGATCATAGCAGAGAAACATGATGGTACATTCGAGATTCTAACAAAGAAACTAAACATAAGAGAGGCTCGTAACCACTTGGAGATATTCAATATGCACATAAGAAAAGAGGAGTTGAAGGAGATAAAGAAAGCTTTCATATTTAATTTAAAGGAGGTGGCTTGACAAATAAGTTTAGTTGTGATACCCTATCTTATTACTTAAAGTATTATTGTTTTAAGTATAATAATACTCTAAACAAATATACTTAAAGGAGAGAGACATGAGATGTTATTGTTGTAACAGAGCAGACGCAACGTTCAAAGATGTGAGGATGGACAGATACTACTGTACCTTGTGTAAGGATGAGATAAATGTAACTATCTACAATCAATACGGTTTAGATGATCTGTATAGAGCATTCAAGATAGACGATGTGCAGGGTGAATTAGCATCACTATTTAATTTAAAAGAAAAACATAAAGAATAGTATTTACTTTGTTTGTTTTTCGTAGTAACATATAAGTATGGAGATTAGAAATGTTAGAAGTAGGAGGACTAGTATGGTGGCAGTGGTGGATACTTATCATGGTTACTATCAACACAGGCATCAATACGATTTTGTTTTTCAAACACAGGCTCAAGGGTAAGAAGAATGATTGATGTAACTTTAATAGATAGTATGGGTAGTGACTTGACTGTAGTCAATGCTGCTCGTGTAAGCTTCAACAAGAAGAGCGAGTGGGGTTCAGACAATGAACTTAAATCTACTGACAGGGTTTTAATATCTTATCTTGCTAGACACAAACACATGTCACCTTTTGGTCATTGCTTTGCAACCTTCCATATCAGAGCACCAGTGTTTGTAGCAAGGCAGTTAGTGAAGCATAAGTTTCTTCGATGGAATGAAGTCAGTCGTAGGTATGTAGATGAAGAGCCTGAGTTCTTTTATCCATCTACCAGTGTCACAAAATGGAGAGGACGTGCAGATGATAAGAAGCAAGGCAGTCGAGGTGTTGTAGAAATATCAAACAAAGGTATTAGTGCTCTAGCTAAACATGAAATGTGGTGTGTGAAAACTTATAGACAGTTGTTAGAGGATGGTGTAGCACCAGAACAAGCAAGGATTGTATTGCCTCAGAGCACAATGACAGAATGGTACTGGTCAGGTAGTTTAGATGCGTGGTCAGACATGTGTAAGTTGAGACAAGGAGAAGACGCACAAGAGGAGACACGTCTAGTAGCTAACTCAATTAGCATGGACATGGGTACTTTGTATCCTGAATCTTGGGCAGCATTGGTGGCGTATAACAGATGAGTGAGCATTACTGTACAACAAAAGGATTAGGATGGGCATTCCTAGTGTGTGTAATATTTATACTAGGTGTACCTGTAGGTATGTGGTTAGCGTTGGAAGGTTTATCATGGTATGAGAAGTTCAGCCTGATGAATCCTATGTTCTGATGTGGACGTTAGTATTGATAGCTGTATTCCAGGATGAGATACAAGTCGAGAAGTTAGCAACACTCGATGATATGTATGAATGCTTCGAGGAGTACGATAAATATTATTACAGCATGACACCAGAGAAACGAAGAGGTATCAGGTTCACATGCGTTGAAGGGATTGTAGATGATGAGAGCTAAAGAGATAACACACAAACCATGCCCTCATGTTGAGTGTGATAGTTCAGATGCCTTTGCTTTTAATTCTGAGAAGAAGACAGGGTTCTGTCATAGTTGTGAAAGAACATATCCAATGAAGGGAATGAACTTGAAGTCATGGGCAAAGGATGAGTATCCATTGGAAGAGATAACAAGAACACTAAAGACTACAGAGATAGAAGGACTTGGTGACTACGTTACGTATCGTGGTGTACGTAAAGATGTGATGGAGTTCTTCGGGGTGCAGACATTTGGTTTCAATCAGGTGTACAAGTATCCATCAGGATTCAGGAAGGTACGCAACACAAAGGAGAAGAGTTTCAAGACAGACAAAGGTTTCAAGACTGATGAACTATTCGGCATGGACAAGTTCAATGCAGGTTCATCAAGGTCTGTAGTCGTATGTGAAGGTGAGCTAGATGCTATGTCTGCTTTCCAAATGCTCGACAAGAAATATCCTTGTGTGTCTGTACCAAGTGCGACACCTAATCAGAAACTATGGCAAGGTAAATCAAAGGAGTGGATTGATAGCTTTGACAGGATTGTGTTGTCAGTTGATAACGATGAGGCAGGTAGGGCATTGGCTACCAAGATAGGAGCACTCTTTCCTAAGAAGACTTATCAGATTATACACGACAAGTACAAAGATGCTAACGAGTTTCTTGAAGCAGGTGCTAAACCAAGTTACGCTGCGGCATTCTACAATGCGAAGAGGTACACACCAGATAACATTCGTAGTACACCAGAGCAGTTCCTTGAGTTGTTCGAGAAACAAGATGATGCTATCTATGTATCAACAGGCATTGAGTCCTTCGATGATGTAGCTTTGGGTCTAATGCAAGGACACTTCACTGTGTTTCAAGCACCCGAAGGGATAGGTAAAACTGAGTTCATGCGGTACTTGGAACACCACGTACTGACTGAGCACAAGGATATATCCATTGCGATATGTCACCTCGAAGAGACAGAAAAAAGAAGTGTGTTAGGTTTAGTTTCTTATGATCTAAACATGAACTTGACACGTAAAGATTTAATAGAAGAACACGACATGGAAGAAGAGGTCAAGCAATCGATCATCGATCTAACCAAAGATGAGAGACTATACCAGTTTCAGATTGCTGTTGACGAAGACCCTATGGACATCTTAGAAAAGATAAGATACTTTAGGGAAGCCTGTGGCGTAAGCTATGTATTCTTTGAACCGATACAAGACCTAGCTTACTCACGTAAAGGTGATGAGACAGTAGAGAAATGGTTGTCTGGTTTATCAGTGCAGCTATCTCGACTAGCCTCAGAACTTAATGTGGGTATCGTAACCATCGCCCATGAGAATGATGATGGACAGGTACGAGATTGCAGAACCATTGCGAAACGTGCGTCTGTTGTAGTGAAACTAGAACGTGATAAGATGGCAGAGGATCGTGATGAAAGGAACACGACAAAGCTCTTACTCGTCAAGAACAGACCTGCAGGGAAGACAGGATTCGCAGGAAAGCTCATCTTCAACGAAGCAACCTTTAAACTCTCAGAGGATAGAGGCAGATGGAGCTAATCCGTTTGACGATGTTACACACTGGATAGGGAAACTTGATGATAGTATTCGCAGACATAGAAACAAACGATCTAAACGCAGATAAGTTGTGGTGTATTTGTGTTAAAGAAAAAGACACAGGTAAGGTACATGAGTTTCATAACTTACATGAGGATCAGGCAGAGCGTACTAGATTCAAGGACTACGCTAAGAAAGTAACGAGATGGGTGGGGCATAACTTCATTAACTTTGACGCACCAGTAATCAACAGACACTTAGGTGACGTGATCGATATGTCTAAGATTGTAGATACACTAGTTGTTTCTATGCTCATAGACTTCGGTATTGGATCGCACAAGTTGGCTACATGGGGAGAAAAACTAGGCTACCCTAAAGATAACTTCAGTGACTTTCAGGGTGGCCTAACTCAAGAGATGTTAGACTATTGTCATAGAGATGTAGAGGTAACAGAGAAACTATTCAATCACTTCGCACCACACATTATGTCACAGGCATGGTCACAGGCAATGAGACTAGAGCATGATGTAGCAATCATATGCCAAGAGATGCACGATGGTGGGTTTGAATTTAATATAGATGTTGCAAATAAGTTACACCTAGATATAACGAAGAGACTACAAGAACTAGAGGAGAGAATACATCAAGCATTCCCACCTAAGTTAGAACTCATAAAGACTATCAAGTACAGAGTCAAAGAGGATGGTGGTCTATTTAAGAACGTAGAGAAAGCACTCGAAGAGTTTCCTGAGACTAAGATAGTTGACGATATGCTAGAGTGTTATGACTACGTAGCGTTCAATCCTGGATCGACAAAGCACAGAGTAGAAAGACTATGGGAAGCAGGGTGGAAACCAGTAGAGAAAACTAAAGGACACATCAAAGCTGTACGAGAAGACAACAAAGAGAAGCTAGAACACTATGGATATTATGGTTGGACTGTATCTGAGGAGAACCTCAAGACACTGCCAGAGGACGCCCCTGAAGGTGCTCAAGCTCTAGCTGAATGGTTAACATTGGAGGGAAGAAGAAGCACACTTGCTGAGTGGATACAGGCATTCTCAGATAGCAATGACAGTTGTATACACGGACAGTTTTTACACATTGGTTCATGGACAGGACGCATGGCACACAGACATCCGAACATGGGTAACATACCAAGTGTCTTTCATGGTGAACCGAAGAGTGCAGTAGAGAGAGTGAAGAAAGATTATGATGGAGACTTCAGAGATTTATGGACAACCCCTGACGGTTGTTATCTTGTGGGTACGGATGCTGCAGGAATCCAACTTCGGATACTGGCTGACATCATGGAGAGTAAGCAATACGTTAAGGCGATTATCGAAGGAAAGAAAGAAGAGGGAACGGACATACATAACCTCAACCGTAAGGCATTGGGTCTGAAACATATCACGAGAGACATGGCTAAGACTTTTATCTATGCGTTCTTACTTGGTGCAGGTACACAAAAGATTGCTCAGATACTGAAGACCAATGCGAGAGAAGCTAACAGGGCAGTGCATAACTTTACGACTAGCATTGAGGGGTTATCTAGACTGAGGGGTGTAGTCATACCAGACATAGCTGAACGTGGTTACTTCAAGGCATACGATGGACGTAAAGTATTTGTACCTAACCAACACAAAACACTGGCAGGTATGCTACAGAACGGTGAGACTTTGGTAATGAAGTATGCAACAAGACGATGGAGAGAGATAGCAGACAGAGAAAAGATAGACTACAAGATATGTACATGGGTACATGACGAATGGCAAACACAAGTGAGAGGTGCATTAGATGTTGCTGAAAGATTAGGAGAGATACAACGAGACGCAATCAAGTGGGCAGGTTTACATCTAGGAATCATGTGCCCACTAGAAGGTGAATCTTCGATAGGAAAATCTTGGAAAGATACACATTAACACTTGACACGAATAAAATTATATAGTAACATATAAGTATGGCTCTAATAAAAGGAAGGATAACCATGCCTAAAACAATATACAAAGAAGTAAAAACTGTAGGTCAAATCGAATGGCCTCGACTCAACGAAGAGAACCGTGATCTAACAGGATACGGTGGAGCATACGAGAAGTCTGATGGTGCGTACACTGTCAATCAAATCCTAGACAAAGAGGGTATGAAGTCTCTCAAGGATGCAGGTTCTCAAAAGCAACCTAACCAGAATCGTATGATTGATGGTGAGATTGTAGTAAAGTTTGTACGTCCACACAAAGTTACAAAGAAGGATGGTACTGAGATTCCACAGGCAGGTGGAGCACCAAAGGTTACAGACAAGGACGGTAATGCTTGGACTGAAGACATGGGTGTAATTGGTAACGGAACTCTTGCTGAGTGCACCAACCTAGTCACTACTTTTACTGGCAGTGATGGTCAACAGTACAGTCGTACAAGTTTGGTTGGTGTCAAAGTTCTTGAACTTGAAGAGTACGTCAAAGAGAACGAAGCAGTAGGATTCTAAATGAAAACCATTGATACACTAATTGCTGACATGCAAGAGGTTATCAAGGGTAAAGGTGGGTGGTCTGGAATACAAGGTTCTATTCTAGGCCACGGCATTGCTCTGATAGCTAACATGCGATTCAGTAAACCGCAAGAACCAAGAGGCTACCTGTCTCTATCTTCTATTGGAACACCATGTAAAAGGAAACTATGGTACAAAGTAAACACACCTGAAGAGGCTATACCTTTAGAGTATAACGCACTACTGAAGTTCTTTTATGGTGACATGATAGAAGAGCTTGCACTGAGTCTAGCTATAGCTGCAGGGCATGATGTAAGAGGGAAACAAGACAGACTAGACGTGCATGGTATCAAAGGACATCGTGATGCGGTGATTGATGGTATGACTGTTGATGTCAAGTCTTGTAGTCCATATGCTTTCAAGAAGTTCAAGGAAGGTACGTTGCGTGATGATGATCCTTTTGGGTACATCAGTCAGTTAAGTAGCTACGTTTATGCAGGTAAGGATGATGATAAGGTTACTAACAAAACGCAAGGTGCTTTCCTAGCTATCGACAAACAGAATGGTCACGTATGTCTTGATGTCTATGACTTTACTGAGGAACTAAAGACAAAAGAAAAGGAAATGCTTGATGCTAAAGAACTTGTAGGTGGTGAGCTAACTGTAGCACGTCAAGCACAAGTGCCTCAATCTAAGACAAGTCCTAACACTAAGCTACCTGTCATGTGTAGTTACTGTGAGTTCAAGAAGAAGTGTTGGCCTGAAGCACGTAAGTTTATATACAGCTACGGTCCTGTCTTTCTAGTAGATGTTAAGTCAGAACCAAAAGTACCAGAGGTTCCAATGGAATGAAGCTTAAAGTAAGACAGAGAGCATTGAGGGCAGGTTACAGATCAGGACTAGAACAAGACACTGCAAAGTTCTTAAAGAAAAGAGGGATAGGTTTTACATACGAAGAGATGAAGATCAAGTGGGTAGACCCTAAGACTAAGACCTACACTCCTGACTTTGTATTAGACAACGGCATAATCATTGAGACTAAAGGAAGGTTTATATCTCCTGATCGTGCCAAACACCTAGCAGTTCGTGACCAGTACCCTGAGTTAGACATAAGGTTTGTGTTTACAAATAGTAAATCAAAGCTTTACAAAGGAAGTAAAACAACGTATGGTATGTGGTGTAACAAGTATGATTTTAAATACGCTGACAGGTATATACCTGAAGCATGGCTAAAGGAACCAAAGAGATGAAACTTACTTTACATAAAGTTATACGAGAACCGTTTGAGTACCCTGAGTTAATTGACAATGAAACAGGAGAACACCCTATCTGTGTTGTTTACTTATCTGAGTTCAACGGAGAGTTAGAAGAAACAGAGATGTTATATACTACATTTAAAGAAGCTTACGAAGAATCGACTAGGGTAAACAGAACTATAGAAGGTGTTGTCATAGAGAACAACGACATATATGATGCTTAGAAAAAGAAAAACAGTATTAGTTTACACATGTGCTCACGCTGATCCTGATACAAGTAATGAAAGATTTGATTGGCTAGGTGCATTCATCTACGACTTGAAACCAGACTATGTTGTAGACTTAGGTGATGGTGCTGACATGCGTAGCTTGAATAGCTTTGATACAAAGTATCCTCAAGCGATAGTATCTCAAGGTTATGAACGTGACATCAACCACTACAACGATTCACAGGAGAGACTACGTTGGAGATTCAGACATCACAAGAGAAAGCGTCCATACTGGATAGGGTTCGAGGGAAACCATGAGAACAGAATCAAGAAAGCTATCGCCCATGATCCAAGACTTCAGGGAGAAAAGTACGGGATTTCCTTCAGCCATCTTCAAACGAAGCAATGGTTCGATGAATACCATGAGTACCGCAATTCAGCCCCCAGTATCGCTGATTACGATGGCGTATCTTATGCTCATTTCTTTGGTGCAGGTAATTATGGCACACCTATCTCTGGTGTTCATCATGCTTACACCTTACTACAAAACAGGAATCACAGTTCTACTTGTGGTCACAGTCATAAACGTAGTATGTATTTCAAAGATTCTGCACATCCTAATTCAATTATCGGGCTTGTCGCAGGGTGCTTCAAAGGTGCAGAAGAATCTTGGGCAGGTCAGTCGAATAATGAATGGTGGAAGGGTGTCGTAGTCAAACGTGAACTAGAGAATGGTGTTTATGAACCTGAGTTTATTTCATTGAACACCATCCGTAAACTCTATGGGGGGAAGGATGTTTGATTATCAGGGGCAATTAGATTTACTAATAGAAAGCTATGGACTAGCACAGTTATTAGAACAGAATGATATAACAGAGAACGTTGTTCTTGAGTTGTTGATTGAAAGAGGAGACATAGACTTGGGGGATTACTTCTTCAAGGACATGCCATTGGATATACTAGAAGAGGAGTTAGAATATGATCAGTGAATCCTGGGAATACTACAAAGAAGTTTACAAAGACATGATAAGCCTTACTCAGTACCAGAGTGCTGCAGCTAAGACTGCAATGTACAAACACAATCACAAGATACTTTACCCTGCACTTGGACTAGCAGGTGAAGCAGGTGAGGTAGCTAATAAAGTAAAGAAGATGTTACGAGATGATAACCTAGATAAGAACGCTATTGAATCTGAGTTAGGAGATGTCTTGTGGTATGCAGCTATGTTGTCTAAAGATTTAAACATAGAGTTACATGATGTAGCTATGAAGAATCTAGAGAAACTATATGGACGTAAAGAACGTGGAACTATACAAGGGGATGGTGACGAAAGATGAACAATTACTTGCCAACTGACTACCAAGCTTTTATACATACTTCACGGTATGCTCGTTGGCTTGAGGACGAGGGAAGACGTGAGTCTTGGTCAGAGACAGTAGACCGCTACATGGGTAACGTTGTTGGTTATGACATCGATCATAAGATTTACAATGCCTTGAGAGAAGCAATACTATCTCTAGAAGTTATGCCAAGTATGAGAGCAATGATGACTGCAGGTGCAGCATTAGATAGAGATAATACTGCAGGTTATAACTGTAGTTATCTACCTGTAGATGACCCAAAGTCCTTCGATGAGGCTATGTTCATCCTCCTCTGTGGCACTGGAGTTGGGTTCAGTGTCGAGAGGCAGTTCGTCTCTAAGCTCCCAGAGATACCAGAACTCTTCGAGAGTGATACTACCATTGTGGTAAAGGACAGTAAGGAAGGGTGGGCTAAGGCTCTTCGACAAGTTATTGCTCTCCTTTATAGTGGTGAGATTCCTAAGTGGAATGTTAGTAGGATCAGACCTGCAGGTGCTAGACTGAAGACGTTTGGTGGACGTGCTAGTGGACCTGCTCCTCTGGTAGACTTGTTTAACTTTGTAGTTCATGTATTCAAAGAAGCACAAGGGCGTAAGCTATCAAGCATCGAAGCACACGACATCATGTGTAAGATAGGCGAGGTAGTTGTAGTAGGTGGTGTTAGACGTAGTGCTATGATCAGTCTGTCTAACCTATCAGATGATAAGATGCGACACGCTAAGTCAGGTGAGTTCCCTTCTCATAGGTACTTAGCTAACAACAGTGTAGCATACGTAGAGAAACCAGACAGTCTTTCATTCATGCGTGAGTGGATGGCGCTAGTAGAATCAGGAAGTGGAGAAAGAGGTGTATTCAATAGGCAAGCGAGTAAGAATCAAGCTGCAAAGAATGGCAGACGTGATCCTAACTACGACTTCGGAACTAATCCCTGTAGTGAAATCATTCTTAGGCCGTATCAGTTCTGCAATCTTACAGAAGTTGTTGTCAGGGCTACGGATAGTGTGGATGATCTGGAGCGAAAAGTCCGTTTGGCAACAATACTGGGAACTATACAATCCACATACACCAACTTCCCTTACCTGCGAAAAGTGTGGCAGAGGAATACAGAAGAAGAACGACTGCTTGGTGTGTCATTAACTGGTGTCCAAGACAATCCTCTTATGACTGCAAAGAACAAGGGATTAGACAAGACACTAGAAAGACTTCGTGAAGTTGCTGTAGCTACTAATACTGAGTGGGCTGAACGTCTTGGTATTAACTGTAGTGCAGCTATAAGTTGCAATAAACCTAGCGGAACTGTCTCCCAACTTGTTGACTCTTCTTCTGGTATTCATGCTAGGTATAGTCCTTACTATATCCGAACAGTAAGAGGTGACAACAAAGACCCTCTCACTCAGTTTATGAAGGATCAAGGTATACCAAGTGAGCCGTGTGTTTACAAACCAGATCAGACTACAGTGTTTAGCTTTCCAGTAAAAGCACCAACCAATGCTGTAGTAACATCTGACTTGTCAGCTATCGATCAACTAGAAACGTGGTTGATGTATCAACGTCATTGGTGTGAGCACAAACCTAGCGTGACAATCAACGTCAAGAAGGATGAGTGGTTCGAGGTAGGTGCATTTGTATACGAGCACTTTGATGAGATGTCTGGTGTAAGTTTCTTACCATACGATGATCACATCTATCAACAAGCACCATACCAAGAGTGTACTAAAGATGAATACAAAGAACTTATGAAGACAATGCCTAAGAGTATTGATTGGACTAAGCTATCAGAGTATGAGTCAGAGGATACAACTAAGTCTAGTCAGACATTCGCATGTACTGGTGAGACATGTGAGATTGTAGATATATCAGCGTAGGAGATTGGATGGCTAACTGTGAAATATGTGAGAGGGTGTTGGATGATGATGGTGTTTGTGGTGAGTGTATTGAGAGTGGTCCAGATCAAGTCAACAACCCTGTCCACTACAACCATAGTGGGATAGAATGTATACAAGCTATCGAAGCTATGACTGAGAATATGTCTGGTAGTATAGCACCACACGCTGCCAATGTCCTCAAGTATCTCTGGCGTTGCGAGTACAAGAATGGTTTAGAAGATATAGACAAAGCTATCTGGTATCTCAATAGGCTACGTAAGAGATGGACTCAGACACACAAGTAAGAAAAAACCCCCAAGGAGAAATCCAAGGGGGTTTATTTTATTTCTTTTTTCTTTTCTTACCAGAGGCGGTTACTGACCACTTGACTCTTTTTGATCCTGTTTTCTTTCTGGCCTCGCTCTTTGATATTTTTCCTGCAACTGCTTTAGGTCTACACGCAGGGTAGCCTCTGCGCTTATCTTTCTTCCCTGACCTTCCGCATGGCTTGCCTGTTTTGACATCAACCCATTTCTCCCCGAACCATTTACCTAAACCACCTTTAGCCATATCACTTCTTCTTTTTCTTTACTCTGTTGTCCTTGCCTTTCCATCCACCGCCTTTAGACTTGTACCACTTAGCAGCCCAAGCATTTGCGTATGCTGAAGGATAGACCTTGAACTTCTTCTTAGCTTCTGCCTTGGCTCTAGACCACAGAGCAGGTTTTGTAGGTGTAGGACTCGCCATGACTAAACCTTACACACACACTCAGGGCAACACTTACGATTTAACATAGCACACCCAACTCGTTTGATATACTTCCATATCCACTTTACTATATTCATAATGTAACTCCTATTTCTACACATGTACCTTGTGAAAAGATACCTCTTGAAATAAATCTATCTACCATACTACGCATCTCAACTCTACATGTTTCCCTAGTTCTATACAAGTTTTCATTGTTAACTGTAAGAGTACACGTTGTTGAGTTTGTAGGTGTCATGCAGAACATGACTATAGCTAACCACATCAGAAACTAAACTTAGCCCCTACAGTTACGTCACCAAATTCTAGGTCTGCATCTGTTGAAACTTCTGTATATAGATTGATATTAGTGTTAGATATTTCGTAGTCTGCAGTGAAGTCTAGACCCTGAAAGATGTCACCCTCATCAAGAGTCAACATATCAATGTCTGTGGCTACACTTAAACCAATACCTAATGCAGTTACTCCTGCAGATGGTGTCAATTCCCATACCCACTCTTCTACACCAGTAGTATAGTTGAGGTCAGTCTCTGCACCAATAGATAAAGTCTGTCCTGCTACAGAGAAGTCCATAGCTGATGTAGATGTTGCTGCTAAGATAGCGGCTGTTACGATTGCTGTTGTTTTCATTGTATTATCCTTTACCATTTTACTTTAGCAGCCCAATATGCTGCACTCATTTTTCCCTTTTTAATATTCTTAGCATGTCTAGCACGAAAAGCCTTATTCCTAGCTGAACCTTTAGGGCTTCCTCTGACACCTTTCTGACCAAACCTGATAACCTTTTCTTTTCCATTGACACAAGCCTTTACTACATGAGATTTACTAGGATGATTAGGCGTAGCTCTAGGACTATTGCACTTCATCTTTGACTTTTTAAGCCGCGCTGCCATCTTTCTTTCTCCTTAACGTTGAAATAAGAGTAAGTAAACCACGCCCCATTTCCTGTGGACTAGGTGCTAACCAACCTAGTACTAGAAGTATCAATACCCAAGGTGGAATCTCATTTATATTTATATTCTCCACACTATCAGTACTTACTTTATTCTTATCGTTACTTTGATTTAAGTTCCCTTCAAGAGTCTGTAAGCTAATCTCTTGATCTGTGTTTGTAGAATTACCTAGAGTCTGTGAGTTTGTTTTACCTGCCTGTGTATTTGCATTGACACTAGGTCCACTCCCACCACCAAGTAGGTTCATTGGATTCAACATGCAACCTGCTAGTAGGCTACCTAGAATCAGACTTGCTATAAGATTCCTCATGTATCACCCTTGTTGGAGTCACTGTTGTCTTAGACTCTTTGCCCATCCATATGCCAAAGCACCCTGTCAGAGCACCCATACAAACAGATACTAGACCTGACTGTTGTATTGTTGGATCAGGTAAAGCCATATACCAATGTACAGCCTGATATGTTAGTATAGTTACAGCCAACATCATCAGCCTTGGTATAACTTTCCAATCGTCAACTATTGTGTGTGCCATTCTTCCTCGCATACTTTATAGCTATGTTTTTGTTACGAGTAATTATTATTACCTTACCGTTCTTATCATATACTACAAACTTATTATTTATTTCTATCAACCTCAAAGCAATGTACCGCTGACTTGCTATTCGTTACCATCACTCTTGCTCTTACCATCTCTTCTTTACAGGTTTCTTCTGATCCGTAAGTACCTATTTGATAGTACTCGAACTCATTCGTCCCCACTAGAAACTGCATCCACACGAGGAACCACATCACCATCTACCTTGCTGTTTGCCGATGAAGTAGAATACCAATAATAGTAAGCCGCCCCCAAGGATAAAGATAACACCACCAATACTGAAATTAATAATCGCATCTATTCTCTCCTGTTTCCTATAAAGTTCTTCTTTTCTTTGTCTACGCATTTTAGCTTCAATCTGTAAGACTTCTTCCCATGCGCTAGGGCCATAGTTCCAAGAGATGTGGTCTTTTATCTCTTGACGCATCTGCTCCATCTTCTTCTTGTTAGCAAATATCTCTAGAGCAGTCTCTTCGTCACTACCTTTAAACGTTTGTTTCCACCAAGGGGGATTCTTTTCTCGTTCTTCTAGATTAGTGAAGTCAGAGAAAGCTTTACCCCAGTTGGCAAGCTGACCTGTCATTTCCTGCAAGTCTTTACCTGCACCAATTGCACCCTTCAATGCTTTGAAAGCACCTGATGCCATCATAACACAACTTACTGGGTCCATTACTTATCTCTTAGTGCTTGCTCTATGTTGTCTAGTTTGTTGAAGATTGCCTTGACAGTTTCTTTTAGCTCTTTCATCTCTCTGTCGTAGGCTAGTCTGTTAGATTCATACTGTGCTTGTAATACTGCAATGTCTCTCTCGTTCTTTGTTGACTTCATAAAAAGAAACCATACAACAAAAGCAAGAGGTGCGGCTAACCACTGGGCTATGAACTCTAACATCTCCATTACATCAACTCGAAGTGAGGTGCATCAATGAAGGGTCTGCGTCCTTGTGATCTTCGTAAGTCTACATACGCCATCATAGCATCTTCTGAGGTTCCTGGATAGGTTCTTATGTCACCCTCACTCCAAGCTGCTCCCCACTTTATACTGCAACCTACTTCTTTAGCTGCTTCTTTGAAAGCATCACAGATGTCATCATACAAGTTTAGTTCCCATGACACGTCTGGACCTACATACGCTACTACGTCTACAGCATGACTGAATCCATCATCTTGTAGTAGATGCTTAGACCTCATAGTTTGTGATCTTCCTGCAGCTACGTTAGCTTTCTGCTCTTCTAAAGTTCTGACTCCTTGCGTTACTCCGAAGTCTACCTTAGAAAGTTTTATAGCTCGTTCAACTACTGCAGTCATATCTGGATGTACTCCTTCGAGTCTATCCAATGACCTTTGACTTAATCTAAATGACATTAATTACTCCATTGATCCAAAGTTACGCTGATATATTCCTTGCAACTCTTCATCAGAGAGTCCTTGTAGTATATCAGCATTAAGTGTTTTAAACTGTTCGAAGCTCATCTGACCTCTAGGTTGAGGACGTGGGCTTACTCTCTCTTCCCTAATTTCTGGTCTAGCAGGTGGTTTTGGAATACTTGTAAGTTCATCACTTCGTTCTATAGCCTGTTCTGCTACTCTTTGTACATCCGTAAATTTATCAGAGGTTACTTCCCTTAATCTTGTCAGTGCCTCACCTCTAGTTACTGTACCATCATTTGACTTGTCTAGACTTGAGTTAGCTCTGTATGCTTTAGAACCTCTTCTGTAAAGAACATAATCATCAGATTCACCTATACCTCTAGGCCAGTGAACAGCCATGTAGATGTCACCTGTGTTCTTTATCTTACCTTCATACTTAGCAAGGTATCTTCCTACGTAAACCATCTGCTCTGCACGAGTCATTTGAGATAATTTCTCAGTAGTAGTTCCTAACTCTTTAGCTGTCTTCTCTAAGAACTGAATCAACCCAGTACCGCTTGATGTCTTACTCTTCTCACTAGGAGAGAAAGAACCTATAGTCTCGAAATCCATTACAGATAGTAACTGATCAGCATTTACACCGACTTCTTCTGATACTCGAACAACTTCATTCAAGAACTCAGTGTCACCTTGTACATCTTCAGGTAGATTGTATGTAATACCTTCTATTGTCTCAGTCTGTGGTGTTGTAGTCTCTGCTTCAGCACCTTCTACAGATAAATTATTTATAGCACGATCAAGTATCTTAATTGATTTACGTCTATCGATAGCTTCTTTGTAACCTTCAGGAAATGTCACACTAGTATCTGAGATTTTAAAACCTTTATCTGTCATTTCTCCAGAGATTGCAGAGTTAGGTCTACTTAAAAACTTACCTTGATCACCAGTTATGTAGTATGTTTGATCTTGTTCATCCCATACTGCACCAACTAAAGCACTCTCCATACTTTGTAGGTTAGCTTTCAATGCTGTTCTCTGTAGATTAGCAACACTACGTAAAGATATACGTATTTCATCTGCAGCTTCACGGTCTACTGCAGCAACCATACCTAAAGCCTGTTCTAAGTTAGGATTGTTGAATACTTTAGACATTGTAGCTGAAGAATAGAATTGTTTATCTGACAACATACCTGCAGCCATAGACATTGTAGCGTTGTAGAATTGTTTTATTGCACCTTCACCTTGAAGCTCCATAGGTTTTAGATTTTTAATCATCTCTAACCCTGCTTCTACATTTCTTTGCATAGTTTTAGGATCATCATTGACGTGATCTTTTAGAAATGACGGAGCAGTATCTATTGTGAAAGTAGAATTACCACTAACAGGCTCAGTTACATCTACTGCCTGTACATCTGTAATAATCATACCTTTTTGTTTGTAGTTATTATCTGCAAATGCGGTTTGAGCTACTCTGTTTACCACCTCTGGTACGTTTGTACCAAATATATTTGCTAAGTTAGAAGAATCAGAGGCGGCTGCTATAGCCATAGCATCTTCAGGAGTTTCTGCGCTTTGCATCAATTGTGAAACCATATCTGTTAGTAAAGAATCAGGATCACGAGCAGATTTTAGTGTAGTCAAGAACTCTTTCTGTAAATCTAATCTTTGTTTTACTGAACTCCACTGCTCATCTGAAACGTATGCAGGTTTTATTAGTTTCTGAGACATAAGATTGTGTTGTAGAATAACAGTATCTATCTCTCCTGGAGTTATTGGTTGACCTTGTTGAGTCCTGCTTATCAATCCTGCCACAATACCCTGATCGAATTGATCTAGAGTTGTGTTGTATGCGCCTTTTACCTGAGTTTCCCAATCAAGTTGATTACCTGCAGCTACAAGAGATAAAGTGTTAGTTGCGATAGCTTGTTTTTGTATTGAAGCTAAAGCAGATGAAGTTAGCTGTTCTTCTGAAGCATTAGGTCCAAGAGTACCTTGAGCAGCTAGATAAGCCATTTGGTAATTCTTGTCACTCTTCATCATCTCGAATACTTGCTGCTCACGAGTTTGACCTACATACTCCATAGGTCTACCAGTGATAGCCTCGTACTCTGTCTTATACTTATCTAAATCAACACCTGCACCTACGGCTGCTCTAGTAGATTTTCTTTCGAACATACTAGCTTCGTTTACTTGACCTTGATCACGTAAGTCTTGAGCTTTTACCATTGAATCAAGCCACTCACCTGCAGCACCAGAAACCACACCCTTCTGATATTGGCGTGAATAACCTGCACCAAACCTCAATGCAGATATAGCTAGGTTTCCGTAGCCTTGAATCATTGCATTTTCTGCACCCATCTTGGCACGTTCAACCTGAGTCTGTGCTCGTATAGCCGAAGCTTGGACTTGATTAGCCATAGCCTGAAACTTAGCTTGTGTCTCACCTCTTTTATCTTCTACAGGTTGAGAGACTACACGCTCATACCCGATATTAAAAGATGTTTTAGGTGCGAATATATCTGCCATTCCTTTACCTTCCTAGTACTGATCTGAGGCGTTCTGCTTCAGCGTCTTGATCTGATCTTAGTAGATTTTCGTATACATTAAAGAACTGATCATCAAGTCTACGGTTCATGCTTTTTCTTAGAGATGTCTGAATCTCAGGAGAAAACCCACTCATGTCAATCTTTACTTTCAATTCATTGAACAACTTAAATGCTTTCTCTTTATCTGCAGTGTCACCTTGTAGTAAATCAAAAGCATAGTTAGCTTCAGTGTTTATTTCTTTACGGAACTTAGTTAGTTTCTTGTTACTTGTAAACATAGTTCTTCGAGTGTCGTACCACTCAGCCTGTTTCAAGCTACCAATACCAAGTAACTGTAAGATACCTTCTGTTGTACCCATCTCTCCTGGAATTGTTATACCATTCTTACTACGATAGATACCGTTATTGAAGATACCGTAAGCTTTAGCAATGTTATCTATACCTGATGGTTGTCTTAGAATCTTAATGACATCATCACTCAACATAGTTCCACGATTGTCTCTTAGAGATGCGTATGCTTCCATGAATGCGTCTACGATACCACCTGTAATATCACCTGAAGGGCCACCTGCAACCTCAATAAACTGACCTTCTTTGATCTTACGATATGTTTCTACAACAGCACCTGCAGGAGCTAGTCTACCTGCTAATCCTGTACCAACTCTACCGTCTGTGTCTTCCATAAGGTAGTCAGTAAGACCATCAATCACACCATACTTCAAGAATGTAAACGTATTACTGTTAACTTCTATACCGAAGTAGTCTGCTAGAGAGTCAGCCGCATGTGTAAGACCGAACCCTGCAGTACCATAGAAAGGCATCAGGATTCCAAACATTCTTACTCGTTCTGCTTTAGTGAAGTTACGTCCTACAAACACAGACTCCATAGCTCTGAATGTATGAGATAACCACTGTGTAGGAACTCGCATTAGACCACTTTGAATCTGAGGTCTACCTACTGCAGTCATGTTAAATGTTAAGTCTTGGTCACGTCTACTAATCCACATACGAGCACGATCACTTAGGATAGATACTCCAGGATTCTTAGCTTTGAACTCTAGTATAGCAGTGTATGTACCAGTAAGTCTTCCTAATCGTTCACCTTGGTTGAAAGGTATCAAACCTAAGTCCATACCTTGACGTGCAGTTTTCTTTGTAGATAACCAAGCTTTACGTAGCAGTGATGGTTTGTAGCTTTCTCCTTGGAAACCAGAGATGCCATACGATACACCAGTACCTTGTTCGATTGCTTCAGCGTCAACTACTTCACGTCCAGAGGTACGAACATACTCTATGATTTCTTTTATCTCATCTTCTGGCATGTTGTAATATTTAGATAGACGTTGAACACCTAAGTCTACTACTTCAGGAGACTTGTGGTACAAGCTACGCATAGTCAAAGCCATACTTGATCCACGAAAACCATGCTTCGGTGATATAGCCATGATTGTAGCAGCGTGAGAACCCTGAACAAAAGCCTGAGATACGTTTAAGAAACCAAACGCAGACTGAAACCCAATGTTTAGTAGAGCATTACTTGGATCGCCAAGACGTGTAGGTATGTGAGTCTTTTGGAACACATACTCAGAAGCTTGTCTTCCTAAGTCTTCCATTGTCTCTACGGCTACACTCTTGACACCCATGCGTCTCATCTCAATATCACGTATCTCTTTCATACGTCTATCGAATGCAGTGTTGCCTGTTATCTTTGCATCCATAAACAGTGTACGATAATCGTTAGGCGATACACCTTTAGGAAGCCAGTTGACTCCTGCTTTCTGTGCTCTCTTCACCCAACCTACCATAGCATTGTATGTGTATGCGTGATTAGCTAACTCTTGTACGGCTGTTCCGAACTGTTGAGTTATGGTATCCATAGGATCAACGTTGTACGTTTTCTTACCACCAAACTCAGGTAAAACCCTGTCTTGCCGTGATGCTTCTTTCTCTACGTAATCAGAGAATGCCATTCTGTATGTAGCATCATCAGCGTCTACGTCTTGTACAAATGAGTTACGTTCTTTGTAGGCAACAATACCTTCATCTAAATCCCAGTTGTTTTCATCTGAGAATCTACGTAGCTCATCTAGATTAGTAATCGTAGGATTCCAATCGTTATTAGCAGTTAAGACATCATCAACAGTTTCAGGTGCATCCCTTAGTGCATTCTGTAAAACTCTTAGCTGATCTACTGCAAGCTTCGCATCAGCCTCAGTAAATGTTGTCAACAAAGATTTAGGAAATCTACCTTCACGTCCTAATACTACAAAGTAGTTAGCATTAGGGTTAGTTCGAGGACCACCTGCATTGAACCCCATAACGTCTTGTGGTTCTAGTGCGTCAACTTTTCTTGGTTTAGTTACGTAACGTACTCCAAGATCATCACGATCTAGTTTCCATACGTCAAACCCTGCATCTATTTCATTCTTGTAAAGACGAACATTATCATTTAAGTCTAGTATGTACTCATCTGCTTCTATCTTAGCTGTAGATGTAGTCTTTGCAGGTACACGAATACCATCAGGCATCTCTACTGCGCGGTATCCCTTCTGTACATATGTACGCATAATGTTGTTAGCACGAATAACGGCTGCAGTATTAGATATAGCAACCTCTGCATCGTAAGCATCTATAACTTTCTGACTTGGTTGCTTTCCTGTTAGTTCTGCATACCGTACAGCAAACTCTTCTTCACTGTACCATCCACGTCTAACAGCTTCTACTGGATCATCTCTTAGTTTACCTACAATAGAAGACAGTGTTGCACGATCACTAGGACCAAGAGCATTTATCTTCTTTGCTTCTTTCTGGAATACACCCTTGACTGCAGACTGAGCAGACTCACCCATCTGAGCTAGTGTAGTTAATCTGTCAACACCACGTAAAGCAGTAGAACCCATAAGAGTATTACCGAACACTCTACCTAGAGTATTTCTAACTACGCCTCGTTCCATCTTGAGAAGTTCATCAGCGTCTATAGCAGCTACTTCTTTAGATAAATCTATGTTCTCTCTGAATTGAACAACATACCCCTGTAACTCACCTGCAGAGTTCTTAACTGGAACTACTTCACCGCCTGTCTTCTCAGCTAAACGATTGACACCTGCAGACGGTTCACCTCTTGGTGTTGGTTTGTAAGGTGTGCCATCAGTAGTTTTACCTAACTGTATGTTGACTGTGTAGTTTCCAAATCCTGTTTCTTCTAAGTCTGATTTGTATACAGGGTTGTCAACTCGTTGTCTAAACTTAGATACTGTTGAAGAGACAGATGCACGTATAGTATCTTGATCTACAATACGGCCCATAGCCCCACTCTTGTAGATAGTAGCTATATCGTCTGCTAATTGATTCTCTTTTAGAGCACGAGAGTACCAACCTTCAGGTGTAGCTACTTTAGGTGGGTGTGGGTTAACAACTCTAGGACCAAGGTCAGCATTTACTTCTGGATCAAGATTACGAACAGCAATACCTTCACCAATTCTAGCAGCTTGTTCTGGTCCTTCTAGTTCAGCAATACGTCCAATACGTGTAGTAGGTGTAGACGCAGTACGTGCAAGTTTAAAACCTACAGTGCCTAGTTCACCTAGACCTATCAAGTCTACGATAGCAAACGCTTTCTTTATACTTGCGTCTTTGTCGTATCCGTTACCTTCGACAACACTCTTCAACCAATCGATCTTGTTAGCATCATTCTCACGAATACCTTCTTGCATAACTTCATTGACTGTCTGTTGAAACCACTCTTTATACTCACTAGGTTTCATGTTCAGTTTGTTAAATACAAGTTGAGTACCTAATCGTTCAGTACGATCAGTAAGTGCTTCAGGTACACCTATTGTAGACTCTCGTAAAACGTAAGCACCGAAGTCTAAGATAGCATCTAAAACACCTGTTTCTTCTTGAGCACTAAGGTCTTCTAGGATTCTCTGTTCTATTCTTGAGTTGATAGCAGCACGTATATCTAAAGCATCTACATCATCTTTAGAAAATCCTTTAGCTTGCTCATAAAAGAAGTCAGGATTTTCAAAGAAGTCATTTGACTTTAACTCAGCACCTTTGTAGGCTCTTTCGAGTTCTTCAGCTTGCATTTCCTCAGTGTAGAACTTATCTCGAATCAAAGCTTCTATAGGATTAGCACTCTGAAACAACATCTCTTTAGCTTCTGAAGGAGCAACATCTTGACCTGTAGCCATGAATGCTTCTTGTATGCTTTGATCAGTCTCTTCTTGAGTAACTACTTCAGGAAGCTCCTCATCGATGGGAGCCATACTATCTTCAATGTAGTCGATAGGCTGTTGTAATTCCATTTAATAAGTCCTTATATGTATGGTATCATACCTGCGCCTACATTTGCAAAGTTAGTAAACATTCCCATATAGCTACTTGCTTGTTGTGTATAACCTGCAGCCCTAGAACTGTACATACCTGCTTTTGTTGCTGCAATATTAGCTTCTGTTTGAAGAACGTTAGCTTTACCGTAAAGTGTGTTTATCTCAGATTGCAAGTCCATGCCTCTTTGTTGTCCTTGAAGTATTTCTTCTGATAAACCTGATTGTTGTGTTGAGTATCCTAGTGCCGCTGATAGTTGAGAACCAATAGACGCAGCACCACCAGATACGGCTGAACCTACAGCACCCATAGCAGAAGCTATATTTCTTTGTCTTGCCCTTACTATCTGAGCCTCTCGTATAGCTTGTCTACGTTGCCTACGTACAGCGAGTCTTTCTTGTTCCTGTCTAGTTTCAGCTATTTCTTGTTGTACTGCTATTTGTTCTGTCTGTAGTCCTGTTACCTGTTCAGTAACCCCTATAATCTCTTCTTGTTTTTCTGTTATAGTCGTTATCTGTTCTTCTGCTTGAGTTGTAGCTGCAGCCGCTGCCTCTTGAGCAGCACTTACTTTATTACCTACAACTGTTCCAAGAACAGCACCACCTACAGCACCTACTACTGCAGCCGTGGCGACACTAGCTCCTATTGCAGAACCTACAACTGCACCTACAGCGGCTCCTGCAGCAGCACCTATAAGAGTAAAAACAGCCATATTATAATTCCTTTATGTATGCGGTTTCTACTTCTTTGAAACCTTTTCGTTTAAATAGAATACCTGCTTTACCTGATAGTATTCCATCTAAGGCTGATAACCTAACGAAGTCACAACCTTTCTTACTTGCCCACTCTACATATCCATCGATTAACTTGGGAGCAGTTTTACCGTTTCTATGTGAAGGGTCTAACCATAGCATAAGTTCTTGAGCTACTACTAAATCATTTATTGGTAACTCAGAAACTACACCTGCTATAGCACCTATAATTTCTTTATTGAAACATGCAACCTTTACTAAACCTACGTCACTGTCTAATAGTTGTTGCAAAGTTGCAGCTACTTTGTTTGGGTTTATTGTATTCAGAGCAGGATGGTTCGTTTCCTTAGAGAATAGTTTGGCTGCAATCGTAATATCTAAGATGTCGCTATGGTTAGCGTCACGTATTGTATAAGACATTTAGTCTCCTGTTCGCTTTCGCGGTTAATGTGTGTTGTTACGTCCACCTAAGATAGAGTAACCTAGAAGTATAAAGTCTTTGCCTTGTTCGCTTTCAAACTTTATACGCATTGATCTTCCCCTACCTCTTAACTTCATTCTTGTTGTAATGACAGTCTCAGGGTAGTCGAAGTTTAATAAGTTACTAGAATCAACTACTGGCATTGACTTCAATCTATATGCTTGTTGTGCAGTACTAGATGAACTAGTCTTGAAATCCCAGAAAGAAGATACTAGCATTGAAGATGGATTGTTTGGAGCATATCCAGTTGTTTCATTACCTTCCCATGCTGACTCTGTTAGTCTCATGTATGTGGTAACGTAAGGTGCATTCTTTCTTAGAAGTAAGTCACCCATAAAGTCATAACCTGCTTCAGCAAAAGAACTGTAGTTTGTAGTTCCCCAATCTAAGAAGCTATCTTCAGTAAAGGAACCCATAGTCATTTTGTTTGTATCACCATCTCGTATAATCAAGATGATTGCAGGAGTTCCTGTAGCTACAGAAGCAGTTTGAATAGATACAACATCATCTCCTGCAGAGGTTATAACATCATCTCCATTTGTTGTAGTTACATCAAACGTAGAAGCAGCCGCACCAAACCCAGAGAAGAACTCAATACCTATTATTGAATCTGTAATTGTTCCTACTTCATCCTCTACATACCAAGGATAGAAAGCTTTTAGGGGTACATCTAAAACAAGAATATTATTAACTTTAGATTCTACAGTCTCACCCTGTTTAGGCCATGCCCAGTAAGCACGTTTGTTTATAGGATCGAAGGTAGATATTAGTTTAGTCTTAGCTGCAGTAGGAACTTCATCCCAGTATCTCTGTATTGTAGAAATAGTAAGATTGTTTTCTACTGGTCTACCACTTGTAGAATCAAACTGTAAAGTGTGTATACCGTTCTTACTCCACCAGATAGGAGAGCCATCAGCTACTACAAAACTACCTGCATCTACGATACCAACATCAGTAATCTTTTTAACTGCAAATGCCGTAGGACTAAAGACGCCATCGATACCTTCAATACGCCATACACCATTCTCAGCAAAAACATACAAACTGGCATCAATAACATAAAGTACTTTGATACCAACAGCACCTGATATTCTTATTGTACCACCGTCTGTAGCTAGAAGATCACTTACCTGTTCTGATGTAGGATCATTCTGTTGTAAGCACTCACCTAGTTGATAGAAGTCATCTATTAGTTGACTAAACAGTATTACATCAGAGTTCTTACTACTGTTAAGACCTGCATAGAAAGCACGTCCTGCAAAGTTAGCTACAGTTTTAAATCTACTTGACTCTACTTCTGTTGTAAGACCAGATATACCTGAAGCAGTAGAACGATCTTTACTGAAGAAGTCTAGTATGTAGTGACCGTTACCTGTAAGGCTGTTACCTGTGTAGACCTTTGCCCACTCAGCCGCATCGAATGTGCCACTCGCATTCTTACCTGCATACCAAGCATGTGTAAGAGGTGGGTGTTTACTAGAGTTAGCTGATTGATACGCACTTAGAGCAGTATCACCATTAGGTGCAACCCATCCTGCATTCTCTGTATCGTACTGTCTTTGTATTGATGGACTAGACTTAGACTCATCATACTCTGTTGTGTCACCTTGCCATTCGAAGTCACGAGTACGAAAGCTTATCTGACTTACTGTAATTGCTTCCGTTACGTTGTTATATTCTACATAGATAGGATTGATAGCCTCAGATACTACAATCAATGAACCTTTGAGTGAAGTGAAACTACACTTAGCATTAGCTGCGCCAACACCACCTGCTACTTCATATGTTGCTAAATTGACTGTGCCTGTTTCTATGTTAGCTGAGAAAGGTACATCAGACTTATTGAAGAAGTAAAGTGTAGCACCTTTCTGGAATACTAGAAACTCTTGACCTGATTCACCACCAACATTGAACCACGTTCCTGTTGTAGTAACTTCTGAATCAGATACTGTAAAGCTAGATAGTACGTGGTTAGTTTCTTTAGCTGCACCTTTACGTCTACGTCTTGAACCGTCACGTCTAAGGTCACAGTTAAGTTCATCTACTGAAGCATCTGGTGGAAACGTTAACTCACCTGCCTCAGTAATCAAACCTTTTACAAATGTATTAACTACCCTTTGTGTTAGACTCTGTGGCATTTCGTTTCTTACGCTCCTCGTAGTCCTTACCAAACGCTTCTCTTCGAACTGTTTTAGAAGGAGTAATTCCGTTTAGATATACTTGTATTGCTTTCTTTGCACTATCTAGTGATGTATACTTTCCACTTAAATCTCCTGGAACCTTGCCTTTTTCTACATGGACCTCGAAGAATATAAAGCCATCTGGTGATTTTCTTACATGGATAGGAGTAACTAGTTTTTCTGGACATGTAGCCTTCAGTGTTTTACTGTCGTAATCAATCTCGAAGTTAACGTCTACCATAGTACGGCCTTTTGTTTTCTTTCTTTACTCTATACATATCACTCTGCATATAAGACTTCTGCCTACGTGCAGCTTGTTCTATCTTCTGATCTACACCACTCTTAAACAACGAGAAGCATGTAGACTTAGCTTCAGCAATCAGATACGGAAACAATACTGCATCTATGTCAGGTGTAAAGTTATCACTTATTGTAAATGTAGGAACCTTGTGTCCTAGTGCTTGTGTCTTAGATTCTGCTAGTATCTGATCAACTACACTGTCATATGAATCCATTACGATATGAAGATCATCAAATGATGTGTAGAAGTTAGGCATCTTGTCGTTACGGATTAGTATAGGTGTGCTTCCGTTTACGTCATTAACAACTATTACATCATCACCTTCATTGTTTAACGTTAGGAATGTTAGAGGTTCAATGTATTCTATTTCTCTGAACTCATTACCTGAAGTTGCTTTGACATTATATCTAATTAAATCTATTCTTTTCACACCATCAGGTACTTGAAAGTGTGTAGGCTTTGTAGAATCTGATAAACTTACAAGCCTCATTAATTCTTGGTGTTCTGGTATCATCCTTGTAGATACCATGTTAAGATAAACATCACGTACTACAGATGCAATTTGTTCTGCTTCTATAGAATCACTGATGCTGTTTACATCTTCGGAATCCATGTCCGATAAGATGTTCTGTACTATTTGTAGGAGTGTTCTTTTCATTATGATCCATCCACACAAACAACTATTACACAATCTTTGTGTGAAGTTGCGCCACCGTTACAGGCTATTTTTATAAAACTACCTGCAGTTACTGTATTGTTAGACGATGGAGCTAATGTGTCTACGTCTCCTGCAGCCGAACCTGATTGAGTTACAGTTAACACACCCATCGAAGCACCTGCAGAATTGGTTACTGTAAATGTTGTATCTGAACCTGATATTGCTCCACTTAAAACACTTTGTATCTTTGTTACAGTACCTGCATACGGCATAGGTACGTATATATTACTTGCACCAGATATATCAGCAAAGTGAACAGTAAGCATTGACTGTCTTGAAGTCCATGTTCCTGATCCTGATCCATTTGCTAAATAAACATCTCCTGAACTAGCAGTAGACGCACCCTTTGGCTCGTGAAGATAAGGGTCTGAAAGTGCTGAATGGTTTACGTTTGCCATATTATAAATTCCTCAAGAGCATAAAAGAAGGTAGCCCCCGAAGGAGCTACCTGTTAGTATTAAGTTTCGATGTAAGTAATAACTAACTTAGCAGCACCTGCAGTAAATGCAGCCGTTCCGTAGTTAGCTTTGATGTATGCGTCTGCAGCACCAGTCATTACTGCACCACCTACTAAAGCACCGTCACAAGCGACTGCCTTAGTTGTAGCGTTAATGGCTGAAAGTGCAATGGTTGCATCGATACCATCAGCATCAATAGCAGAACCTGCAGAGTTATACGCACCGATTCCCAAGGTTGCAGAACCGCCTGAAGTAAAAGCAGTAGTCACCATTAGGTGAGCACCTGTGATGTAAGAGTTAGCAGGAATGAATGGATCATTCGCTGCAGGTGTTGCCGCTGAAGAACCTAGTTCTGTAGCATCTGCAATATCAATTACAAGGGTTTTTACTTCGGACTTGGCTGTTGTACCTGCATCAATTGCAGCACCTTGGTCAAGACCTGTGATGACACGTAGGCCATCTGAGTTATTGTAAGACATGTATCTTTCTCCTTATCTTAATTAGACGTTAGTTTTAGATACAACGCGAACCATGTTCTCTGGACGGTACAACTTGACACCGTAACGAGCAGTAGTTACAAACTCATCACGTTGGAAGTCTTTGTTGTAATCGTAGTCCACTTCTGGCATTTGCCGCCATGCACCCACTAATGGGGAAGCACTTGGGTCTGCAGAGAAGAACAAGTTAGCCTTACCATTAACAGATGAGAAGTCCACATTAGCATCGGCTGATGTAGGCAACGCACTGTCAGTAACGTCAGCTAGATAGTTCGAGCAGTACACGTCAAAACCATACACGTTTGCAACGAATTGCATACCTGTCGCAATACCATCACGTACAATACCTTCGAAACGTGGGTTGTTTGACACGTTTGTTAGGTTTGTTAGAGTATTCAATGTGTACTCTACTGATGGATCAACGATAGCAACTAGGTTACGATCAGGTACATTTGATTTCTTCAGAGCGTGTCGAGCACGAGCGAAGTCCTCAAGTGTGATAACCGCACCAGTTCCTCCTGCAGCGTATCTGTGCTCTACACCATCGATTGTCTCGTTGGAGTTTGCTGATACACCTGCTTCGGGAGCAGCCATAGTCGTTGTTTCGAAGTGTGCCATGATAGCACGTTCTTGTTCTGGAACAAAACGAGAAACCATTTCGTTCATGTAGAACATGTCTTGTTTAGCTTTCTTAGTGATATAAGTAGCTGATGATAGATACTTGTCAACACTGAATGTGAATTGACCTGTATCTAATGGACGATACTGAACCGCTGTATCTTCAGCGTAGTTGTCCACTTGCGCTTGACCGATTGATGGTATCTTGAACGTATCGCCATCAGGAAAACCTTCTAGCATACGGACATAACGCTGTGCCATCATCTCGTCACGCAGAATCTCTTTTAGCTCACCAGACCATACCTCTGAGCGAGTTAAGAGAGACACGTTACCAGTTGTCATAGACATACTGCATCTCCTTTATTAAAGTTATGTTGATTAAACACCGAACTTATCACCTAGACGTTGACGATCTTCCATCATCTGTTGTTGTATCTTTGGTGTGTAGTATAAGCTACGGTTTTCTCTACGCATAGTTTGATAATAATTAAAATCACGTTCTGCGTTAGCTTTAACTCCAACAGCCTCTGTGCGAACAGACCCCTGAGTAATGGGTTTGAATGTCTGTTGTTTTTCGCCAATCAAAGCAAAGAACGCTGATGGTGATTCGGCTGCTAAATCTTGCATACGTTCCACACTAATACCAAGTTCTTGCGACTTAGTGACTAGTACGTTACGTGCCTCAGTACCATATGTCTCTTGCAACTTAGCGTCGACAGTAGAAATATTCTGTTGAACAGTAGCTTGAGTCTCACGTTCTGTTAGAGTTTTTTCAACAAGGCTTTTTAGATCATCCTCACTCACTGCAAGGTTGGTGTTACCTTCAGTATTAGTGCCACCATTATTATTGTTATTGGACTCTAGAGGTTTTTCGTTGGTGGGAGCCGAAGCCTTTCCCTCTAGTTGTTGCAACAACTGGGCTGCGTAGTCTTGCTTACTGAGGTCTTCTCGCATTTGTGTGAGTTGAGTCTCAAGGTTCTTGATATGCTCATCAGCCTCAAGTTTACCTTTAGCAAGAACTTCAGGGTCTTTCCAGTTATCACCCCTTGTCTCTACGAGCTTTTGCAAATAAGAATCCTTTGGTTGTTCCTCTTGTTGCGTCTGCTCTGGTGTAGTCTGAGCTTCCTGTGGTTGGGCATCTGCAGACTTTGCTTCATCAAATATTGACATTATTGTAATCGATCCTTACGGTTGAGGTCTATTAGTTTCAGAATGTCCTCAAGAGCAGCATTGTACTCATTGACGGCAATCTGTTTTTCAGCCCATCCAGGGCCATAATCACGAACAGAATCTTTCTTGAATAGTGTCTGCTCAATGACATCTTGTAAATCATCGAAGGCATTCTTGTAGTACATAATCTCTTCGATGCGTTTGTTCTTATCCTCACCCTTTAGACCTTTGGTCCAAGCTGAGTGCATTTATTTCATTACCTTCTTTTTCTTTGGCATAGGCTTCTTCTTAGGCATAGGTGCTTTAGGAGCCTTTTTCTTATACGGTTGACCTTTTCCTGGCATATCAAATCCCCATTTCTTGTGCAGCCATTAGTTCTTCTTCGTTAAGCATTTCTGCTTCTTGAGCCATCTTCTGAGTTTCTAGTTGCTCAGTTACGGTTATGTTCTCACCGTATAGTGTTGGCTCACCTAATTCGTATGCAATGATACGAGCTAGTTCTTTACCTGATAGGTGTGGTGCTACAGTCGGGTCTTGTGCTTTTACTGCAGACAACTGAATCAGGTTCTGTACTCTACGAGCACGTTCAGCAAAGTGTCTTGCTCCTACAGGAACTATCTTACCACTTGCTGTAATATCTTCTCTAGTAATTTCTAAGAACTGTAGAACACCTGAGTCTTCATCAGATACTCTTACTATGTCAGCACGATTCATGTAACGTCTAGCTACCTCAAGCATTGCATTCAACATAGGTTCTATGAATGTACGCTCGAAGTGTGCAGCCTTGTGTTCAAAGATACGTGACGCTGAGTTCTGTAGTGTCTGTACTTCGAAGGCAGTCTTCTCTCCTGGAGTACGAATACCCATAGCTTGTCTAGGAGCACCTGCCATCTCTTCCATCTTATTCTCTAAGATTTGTATCTGAAGGTCAGCATTTAGTGCAGTAGCATCAGGAGCCATGTACCCTACATCACCTTCTTCACCCATGTAGATTCTAGCTCCAGGCTCGAAGTCGAAGTCCTCTACATCACCTTTTACTTTAAGTATTGGGTATGCGATCTGATCAAAGACATCTGCCTTGAGGTTCTCTAGGTGATCAATCCTGTACTGCATTCCTACAAGATTATCTAGTGGACCCATTGCGTATAGGTTGTCTGGACGGTTACGCCACCCACTATGGAAGATAGGAGCCTTACCCATCCATGATGGATTCTCTTGATTGTCTAGTACGTGAGCACGATCTACGATAGTAATCACACGGTCTGACATTAATTCACCAGACTCTTGATCGTAGATGTCACCGTAGAATGTCATAATCTCTACGTAGTCTGATTCGTAGTACTGCTCTATGCTTGTGAAACCATCAGCAATAAAACCTTCAGCTTTCTCGAAGTGACCATCTGTTCCTCTCACATTCTTACGAGCAGACATCATCTTCTCGAATACACCGTTAAGGTACTTGTTACGAGGATCAGCATCTACCATACGCTTGATCTCACCTAAAGACTTAATGCTTTTGATTATCTTTGGTGAATCATCAAAGGATGCAGCCGTAGGATTAAAACAAATATCGTATGGTGAGATACGTACAACTCTTGGTCCTACATACTTCGGTATAAACTCGCCATCTTCTTTTGTAGTATAACCGTCTTCCCACTCAACCATAGCGAAACAGTTACCGTAAAGAATCCAATCCTGTATAAGATTAGATACTGTGTTCATTAGGTCAGACTGTCTTACCTTGTTTTCCATGTAAGACTGAATGATGTCACGTTTAGCTTTTACTGCAGCATCTCGTGAGTCAGCTTCCCAACGCATCCAGTTCTGTTGAGGAAACAAAGTAGCAAAGTAGTTAGCGTGAAGGTTATCTGCAATCTGTGTTATCTTTGGTGTAGTCGTTGTATTAGACCAAGGAAGGATTGCGTTAGCTGTTGTGGTTGTATCGGTAGCATAAAGGTAGTTACGTAACTCTTTAGTACCCTCAACCCAATGGTGACGTAACTGATGCCATAGTCTCCACTTGTCTGCGATCTCTACGGCAAGGTTATCTGGATCGATAAGATTTTCAATATCAATAGTTTTCATTACCTACTCCCTGCTCTGAAACGGCTATTCGCCCAGACAATGTTATTCTCTCGTTTCCTGTTAAGGTTACGTGTTGGACGTACAGCCATATCAACTGCAGATGCTAGAGCGTCAATTACGTCATCATGTGGGGGGTTACGTGTAGACAGTTCGTCTTCCAAGTACTGAGTGTTACCACCACGATAATGCCACATTTGAAGATTATCGTATCTAGGTTCTAGAACCGAAGCAATACGCTCTTGTTTATTACCTTGTTGTTTGTTAGGTCTGAACTCATCAATGCTTAGTGCTAGACCGTGTTGTTTAATTAATTCTTTTAGTTGTTTAACGATTGCCATCTGAGCTACAGTAACTTCTGCTCTTAGCTTTCTGAAAGACCACTTGTTATGTAACTCAAAGATATGATCGAAGTATTCAGATATACGATCAGTCCTGAACCTGTCAATGTCTAAGACGTATACGTTATTCTCTGAGTCAACACCTATAAGAACAAGTGCAGTGTAGTCAGCCTTTGATCTTAAACTAAATGCGAAGTCAATAGCTCCGAATAGATTTAGTTTACTATCTTTGTAGTGCCAGTGACCGTTATCTAAGTGTAGATGTTTCCTGTCGAAGTATTGTATCTTGTCTCTTGATACTGGTACATTGTCAGGATCACTTGGATCATTGTAGTACTGTGCTTTGAACTGTCCTTTGTCTAAGTACTTACCACGTTTCTTAGCTAACGTAGCAATGTCGAACCCAAACCACTTACCGTCTTTACGTTGTTGTTTAGGCCACAAGAACTGTCCAGTACCGTCACCTTGATCTTCTACAGGTTTCTCTAAGATTTCGTATATGTTATCTTCACCTGTTTGTTCTCCTTCATCATCGTAGAGAACTTCTTTCATTTCCATCAAGTCGTTGTATAAGTCTTTACTGTGATACCTTGTACCTACAACCCACTCTCTAGCGTCAGCACCTTCGATAGATGATAGTAGTGAGTACTGACTTGCCACCTTTGTTCTACCCTCAGATGTCAAAGCATTCTCAGCAACTACGACATCATCTAGTACAGCTATGTCACAGTGTAGACCTGTCAGTGATGTAGTGAGTCCACCTGTGAATATACTTGGATCACGAACATTCTCTTCTTTACGTAGTGGGTGATCTAAACTAATCTCTGAGTTAGTCCACCTTGCTCGTTTACCTTCTTCTTGGTTTACGTGTTGAGGCCAGTACCTTCTGTATATCTCAGATGTCAAGATACCTTTTATGAAACTAAGTTGTTTCTCTGCGAGGTTAGCTGTAGCTGATATGTACAACACACGTAAGGTTGGGTCTTTGGTTAGTTCCCACGCTACCCTGTAAGCTATGAGTCTTGACTTACCGTGATCTCGTGGAAACAAAAGTAACTGATAGTTCCTAGCGTCCTCTCTTGTCCACCACTCTATAACTTCTTTGTGACAGTCACCTAGTAATTGTTGAGGAGCTACTAGCTGTATGAAGAACTCTAGATCATTCTCAGCGGCTTGTCTGATCTGGTCTAGTGCTTGTTTAGCCATGTTAGTTCCTTTACGGTTCTACAGGCCAATCATCATCTGCTAGGTTAGGCCATGCGTCTAGATCAGATAAGTCTCTTAGTTCTTGTCTGTAAGTAGCCCAAGAAGTTTTATCTTCATTGCTTAACGGACTGTCATTCATCTGTGTCCAATCAGTGTCAGCTAATAGCTTGTTACGTGTAACTCTGTGACCTTCGGCTGTAGTAGCGTCTAGCCCTGCTTGATAAGCAGCTTCGTGTTGAGCTTTGGTGGTCTTCTTGCCATCTTCGTCAGTAGTATCAGAAAACATATCTTTGGCTACATACTTCTCAACCCAGTTGCCGTTTGCGTCTTGCTCGACACCATCACGTACACTTATCTGGTACGCACCAACTGCAGCGGCAGGACTTGCCAGTACTGGGTCTAGGTTCATTGCGTCTAGCGTTGCTGCTTTCCAGACACGAGGCAATGACATATGAGCAAAGGCTGCTCTCCACTCGCCTTGGCTTTTAACTTCGCCTGTTGTTCTTTCACGATATTCTGACATCAGTTGATACTCCTTTTTGTCAGTTGATTAATACTCAAGCAATGGCATAAAAGATGTATGTGTTGCCTGCATAAAAGTTTGCGTAGGTAGATGTAATTGTAAATCCAGATGAAAGTGGGTCTATATAATCATAAGTAGTGTATTCCGCATTGGTAGAGTTTAGCTCTAAATAAGGATCATTCCCTGCCACTATACCCCTTACACTATCCCAAACTATCCAATTTCCACTTGCCGATGCATCTTTAATTAATACAAACCTAGCGCCATTAGTAAATCCGCAATCAATGTCATTATTACCTGAAGCCATCGTCCACGACCCCACCTTGGATACACCTGCTACAGTAGCGAAAAGGTAGGCTATGTAGTGGTATCCACTTGAACCATTAACACCATTATAAGCTCCAACAGTAAATTGTGTAGCAGTCGGTGATGTGTTATTCCAAGCA